GAACCCCGGTGTCATCTGGGTCCGGGTAGCACTCGCGGATGAAGTTCACATCCTTGTCAATCAAGAAGGTCTGAGCATTGGTCACTGGTTCGATGACGGACAACGAGAAGTTAGCCAGCCAATCAGCCGGAACAGTCAGATACTTGTTGCTGGGAGTCAGGGTGCCGATCTGATTCTTGCGGATGGCGGGGATGAAAACAGCGTTGTAGATACGCTCTTCCGCCAACTGCACAAAGACAGGGATGTTCGCAACGAACGAAGTTTCCTCGTTCTGCGTGTACTGTTTAACCAGATCTACGAGTTGCGTGTAGTTCATGTCACAGCCACCGTGACGGTTCCGACGAACCCGGTCGAGATGAGATCATTGGGTGTGAGATCTGTGTCATATGCCTGCGCTCCTCCAATGGGGTTGAAGCCCCACTGGATCATCCGGCTACCATTCGCGCCTTGGTTGCCGGGAGCAAAGAAGGTGTTGTCAGGACGGGCATCACGCAGCGCCTGAGGGTCATCCATGGGTACGCGACCCAACTGCAATTGGGGATGATCGACATCCATGCATTCAAAGCAGACCCGGATGCCTATGGGCAACAGGTTCTCATACTGCTGATTCAGATCATGCAAGTCATATCGCTGTCCACAGCGATCGCAGAACCCGAATGCGTTCTTGCCTGATGAAAACGGTGTACCCATCAGACATTTCTTCCGATGTACCCGTTCATTGGGACAAACCGCACAGAAGCCTTTTCACGGTCTTCGCCTGCCGCAAATTCCCACTGAATCTCATATTCCTGCTTGAGGAACGACAGTCTGTCTCCCGCCTCAGGCTTCTTCATGGCGATGTAGTAGGCAAGTCCAGCCACAAGACAGGGAAGGAATCGCGCAGGGATGTCGATGGTATTGACACCACCAGTTCCAACATCCTGAATCCGGCGCATCTTCCAGTACACGAGGGTGTAGGTCTGGGTGTTATCCGGAACAGGCCACAGATACACTATCGGTGCGGCTCTCTGACGGTCTATGTAGATCTGTAACGGCATACCCTGAGTGAGTTTGTTGCTCAACTGGGCGTAGTCCGATACTGAGATACGGGACAGGGTGTAGTCCGTCTGACCAGAGGTGTTGCCTGCATCAGTACGCAATTGATGCTCTAGAAGATCGATGGTGTCGGCAGGCATGGTGTAGGTGGAGGTTCCGGCTGTCAGTACCTGCGAACCTTGTTCCACCGTCCAGAGGTTGATGCCCCTGTTTGCCCATTCAAGCGCCATGAAGTTCATGGAGCGACGGGCAGTCTGAAGGTCATAGCCGGTACGCAACTCCAAACCCGCCCGTTCGAAAGCCTCTTCTACGAGTTCCCGAAACTCAGGGTTGAAAACTGCGGTACCGCTGGTAGGCATTAGATTATCCGACCCTTGGTCTTGCCCCGTTGAGCAATGCCATCAGCACGACTAGAAGCAGAGGATTTCACAAAGCCACCTTCATTAAACCTATGTTGGATCCCTAATCTATATTCTTTATTACGATTAACATCCGCGCCTATATCAGTCATTCCAGATTTAGATTTGTAATTAACGCCTAGCCCGGTTGCTTCACGATCAATATTTGCATGACTGCCGTCTCTACCTGATCGAAAAGAAGCGCCTACTCTAGGAGTAACTGATAACTCGCCCTCTAATCCCAGCGAATCTCGTAACTTTTCCATAGTAATTTTCTTACTTAAATTACTACGCCCATATTGTTGGTCTGAACTACCGCCAACATCGTAATCCCCTTGAATATCCAAGTTCTTTATAGCCGCAACTATGTCTCTTATATCCGCCATCAGATCATGCGACCCTTGGTCTTGCCGCGAATCTCACAGCCGCCGCCGCGCCCGGTGGAACCACCAGACTTCATGCCAGTACGAGTCTGTACACGACGAGCCGCAAAATCTGCGGCCTTAGCAGCCGCGTCCCGCTGGCCTTGCGACATAGCCTCGTAGTTCCTACCGATAATGCGTTGGCGATTGGCAGTCTGGAGTCCTCTTACAGCCGGTCCAACATAGCCAGCAGCGCCAACAGAACCTATTAATGCGGCACCTTTAAGAAGGTTTTTTGCAATACTCTCTTTTTCTTCGAGAGTCATATCGGGGTCGCCAAAACTAACACCATTAAGATCTACGCGAGTCATGGGCGCGGTATCGGATGCCTTGTCTTTCTTGACGTTCTCGCTGGCTTCTTTTCTGATTCGATCTGACGGAGCGGAGTCCTTGTACTGCCTCAAAAACTCATCACTCGACATGACGCGAGGGCGACGCTTGACAGCACGAGACCCGTCTCGCTTGAACGGATTTTTCGGAACATCTTCCTTGTCAGTCTGGATGCCGGGTTTCGGGTCTTCTTCGTACCCAACCGCCCCACCATCTTCGTAGTAGCGCATCTTTTTCATACGAATCTGCCCTTGGTCTTACCCTTGATCGCGCAGCCATCACGGTTACCACGGGTCATGCCACCCTTTCCGTAGGTCATGCCGCCGCCCATCATCTTGCCCTTGCCATCAGCGGCAAAGAACGGAACCTTGGAACCATTCTTATCGACCATCTTGAGGCTACCGCCCTCGCCGTAACCCATTCGACCACCGCGATTCATGCCCATAGGATCTTCCATATCCATATCCTCCTCGACTTCGATAGATACCTTGACCGGGCTATCGCTGCTTTTCATTTCCTTGCGGCGCATACGACGAGCCATGGCCGGAAGGATGCCGACATCATTGCCGAACATGCCCTTGCCCGTTGCCATACCGTAAACTGGCGAAAGGCTTCCAAGAATCTCTTCGATTCCACTGGAGCGTTCAACTTCAATTTCGCCGCCATCCTCGTAACGCTTAATTCGACCTTTCATGCTCGTGTCCTCCCGCGAATAGCACAACCGTCACGACCATCCTTTTTGGTCATGCCGCCACTTTTCATCGGTTCACCAATTTCATCAGTCATCGGTTCACCGGTTTCATCAACGACCTTCTTGCGAGACCTTCTAACAAGTCCGGGAAGAACATCGACATCCGATTCATCCATTCTGGCGAAGAACAAGCCTTCTCCGGGAAGTTTCTCGCCCTCATCAACGCTTTTGGTAATGCCAGATATCTCGGAACCCTTTGAGAAAGGCGACTCGGACTTTACATCCCCGCCTTCCTGATAGCGCATCTTTTTCACGCTCGTGTCCTCCCGCGCATAGCGCAGCCATCAATGCTTCCGCCCATTGCCTTTCTCTCAGGCTTGCTCATGCCAGCCTCAGAAAGGGCAATAGCCACAGCCTGTTTCGGGTTCCGGACAACCGGACCCTTCTTGCCAGAATGCAGTGTTCCCTCTTTGAACTCCCGCATCACCTTCTTGACCTTGCCAAGACCGCCCGGTTTGGAAACCTGCTGGCTCATATTGGCGCGTGACATTGCCATCTCATTTACCTCGCTGCCGAAACGGTCTTACTTTTTCTGCAACGGCTTTTGGCTGCGCGACGAACTGCTTGCCTTGGGCTTTACCCTTACGCTTGGCGGCGGTGGTACGGGCATATTCCGAAGGCGAGAGAGCCTTGATCGCAGCCGACGGAAGGTATCTTTCACCAGTTTTACTAGATGGTTTACCACTTTTCGTCCTCCAATCCTGCTCAGTCCAAGCCTTTAATGAACGCTGTGTCGCTTTCATTTGATCAGCCACCTACGATTCAAAAACTAGGGTTTACTTCTTCGCCTTCTTAGGCGGAGTGTGCGTAAGCAACTTACTTTTCTCAGTGTGCTTTTCACCGGTCATCAACACCTTTCCAGCCTTATGGGTCGGCCCTTTGTAGACCTTGCCATCAGAAAGATAATGGGTAGCGTTCTTGCTCATTTGTAACCTCCGCCTGCGGCTTTGTATCGTTTTGCAACAAGTTGTGCTTTTCGTGCTGACCATTGTCCTGCGCCAGTACCCTGTACCGCAGCGGCTTTGACGCTATTGAAGATGCGCTTACGCATCTCAGGCTTGGTGTAGTTCCCAGCCGCGTTGACCTTACTCTTTGCTTTAGCCATGTCAGCAGTTCCACGCTTTCAATGACAATGCTTTGCGAGTTGGCCTGCCCTTGTCATCCTTCATGGGACCGGGCATTCCAGACATTCTCGCGCAAAATGACTTACGCCTAGCCGCATCCTTCTTAGTTTTTGGATTTGGCGCAGGCGGCTTCAGACCCGGCTTACCGGGGTTGGCTGCGTTATACGAAGCCCTACCCTTGGCATTCAGTCCGCCAGATGGATCTTTGCCTTCTTTCCTTTGCCATGCCGGGCTTTTCGCCATAACTCACCCGCAGAGAACTGTGACCTTGGAGACCTGATCCAGCGTCATGACTGCAAAGTCATTGTTCCCACTCTTCGTGGTCAAGATCCCTTCAGGGGGGATCATGGAATCGTTTGCAGTGCTGTCGGCTGGGGTAAAGACCTTCAAGATGACAGTGTTGTTGGGCTGTGCGGTAAAGGTGATAGAGCCTTGGGTTCCGGAAGCGATGTAGAAAAGACCCTTGATGCGGGTACGCGGGAACGCAAGGTCACCGCCGTAACCGATCTTGATGCCACCGGTCGAAGCCGCGCTGATGCTGATGCTGCTGACACGGGTGTAGTAGTTGGTCGAATAGACCACGGTCGCGCTCGGGCCTGTAACGGTCTCCGTTGCAACGCCGTTGTACCCCGTAGCACCAACCTTGACACCAGTGACGGTGAAGGTCTTGTTGGCATCCGCACCATTGGAGGTGATGGAAACTTTGTAGCCAGTTCCGTACTGACCTACATCATTTGCCAAAAGGGCGATGTTTCCAGACGCTGCAATGGTCGCAGAAACGCGGAAATAGTCATCGTCGCTGGTCGGGTTAACCGCCCAGATATCGTACTGTGCCATAGAGAATCCTCCGTTTTAGGGGCTAAACCCCGGTTGATTAAACGGTAACGCTCTTGTACAGGGCGATGTAGGCCGTGGTCGCTCCGACCAGAACCTGAATGTAACCCTGCTGGGCCGACACTGCGCCCGAAGCCGCATTGACCACCACACCAATCTTGGTGCTGCCAATCGTCAGGGAAGTGCAGAGAAGGTTCGTGATCGTGCCAGAAGAGGCCTTAATGACCGTCGCGGACACATCACCAATGAAGCCATTGTCCGACTCAACCGGACCAGAGAAAGTAGTTTTAGACATGTTTAAACCTCGTATGCGAGTTGCCTGCCAGTCTGCATACCGTCAGCCGGGTCTGTCTGGCAGGCTAAAATTATCCCGGTAGTGCGATTAAACACTACATATACGCAAAAAGAAAGGGGGGCCGAAGCCCCCCATTCCATTCCGACCCTATTAGGTCGAACCCGGCGAACCGTAGATGCCAAGCGGATCGCTGACACCAAACGAGTAACGCTCACGGGCCTTGTACCGGACATTCCCGGTATCAAAGTCTCCATCCATGGAGGTCGAGAGCGGGGTACGCACGAAGTGCTTCATACCGTTCGGGACATCCGTGACGATGAAGAAGGCGTTCGTGTCAGTCAGGTAATGATTGACAGCGTAGCCTTCCGGGATAGCGCCCATGTTGCGGATCGCATTGATGTCGTTGTCAGCGGTCGCCGTGCGGAGAGTGGTCTCCATCAGGCGCTCGGAAACGAACATCAAGTTCGACGGCACAATGAGACGACGCGGACGGGCGGCGATCAGAAGACCGCGCTCGTCCACATAGTTCGCAATCGCAATGATTGCGTCTTCCAAGGAAGTCTCATTGAGGTCCGCACCCACGGTCGGACGGTTGGCATTGGTGCCACCGCTGACCAAAGGATGAGCCGTGCTGAACAGCGTCACGCCATCTCCCGACTGGAAGGTGGTGAAGCCGTTGTTCAGAAGGGCAGCAGCCTTGACCTGCTTCGTGTTCGCCGTACCACGGGCGAGAGCCTTGGTGTAACGAGCAGAGAGTTGGTCATAGAGATTATCCTCCATGGCCTCCTCAGTGATCGAGAAACCCATGGCAATCGTCTCGTGGTTGTAACGAGCCGTGTAAGCCTCCTGCGCGTTGTCATAAGCAATAGCCTGACCTTCCTGCTTAACAGGAGCCGTGCCAAAGCCCGACAACTTGACTTCCTCTTCGAAAGCCTTTTCGGAGTTTTCGGTCTCATAGATGAGGGTATGCTCATCTTCGTACTTCTGATACTCCAAGCCAAACAAGGCGTTAAGCCCCGGCAGGAGTTCCTTTAGCATCTGTGCGCGTGAAATAGCCATTTTTCAGAACTCCTTTAGGCCGTGACGCTACTGTAGTAGCCGTGGGTCAGAACATTGAGTTTGACCAACAACTCCGGGAACGTCGTGAACACAATGGTTGATGCAGACGGGATAGCAGTGACGCTACCCGGCACATCAATGGCTGCGTTGATGGTGACGGAAGTATCGCCAGCGGCGGCTGCCGTAGTGACGAACGAACCCGTCTGAATCAACTGACCATTGCTGGCATAGTAAGCCACACTCGTTCCAACCGTGATCGCCGCCGGAAGACCCGAACCCGTGAGGGTGATCGTAGTCGAGGAGGACGAACCTGTAGCCGTAATCGAAGAGGAAGTCTCTTCAACCACGCCCACACAACGCAACGGGAGGATTGTGGTCACAGGCGTAGCCGTAGGCGCGAGGATCGCGTTCGCGGAATTGCCTGTATTCGTACTTCCCGTGTTGTTGACGCAAGAGAGGTTGGTTCCAACGAGCGCATACGCGCCCGATGCCATGACCGTAGTCGCAGAGCAAACCGCAGCCTTGAACACCGAGTCCGGGTCATCGCAAACATAAGCGATAGCATCACCAGCCAGCGTCGAAGCCGGGTAGTACTGCGAGAATCGCTTGCCCTTGGTCACCGGATCAGTGTAGGAGCAACCCAAGAAAACACCCGTGACCGCGTTGGAACTGGTGGTAGCACCAATTGAAACTCGGGTCACAGAACCTCGCACAACCTTGATGAAATCTCCGTAGAAGATGTCCGTAGCAAGGCCGTACTGAATCGGGTACATACGGGTGGAACCCGCAAATACCTGACCGCCGATCAGGTTAATCGGCTTCAGCCCATAGGGGGCTGTCACATTAGTTCCTGAAGCCATTTGAAATTACCTCGATAAGTGGAAAGATAAGGATTTAACCTCGTCCGAAAGTAGTGCGCGTTGAACGCTCCGGATTAAGGAGCGGCATACGCGGATCATTTTCCCGCAGGTAACTGCGGTCCACACCATCGATCTGCCGTGCAGAAACTTCTTGGAAGTACTTCTGGCGTTGCATCATCTTCTCAAGGGGAGCCTTGCATAGAAGCAAGCCACCCACTTCGACATTGCCTTTGAACTGGGAGTTGTGATCAGACATGATCTTCAACTCAGGATGATCCTCTGCCTTTACAGGCTCCCAGCCTTCACGCATCTGACGCGAGACATTCGTGTTATCCGAACGCCCCAGAGAAGAGGTGCGAATCCAGCGGAACACCCAACCATCTTTCTGTTCCGGGACCGGTAGTGCGGATTGCGGCAACCAAGTGTCGTTAGGACGGGCTTCGGTTGCACGGTCGATACGAATTTTGCGCTCTTCAGCCATTTGAAGTCTCCTTGATGACCTGTTTGGCATACTGCTCGGGGGTAAGGCCAATTCGCTTTGCGAGAGCGACTTGTGTAGCAGTCAACTGTATTTTGCGTGGTCTTGAGCCGTTGTTCCGATTTGACGGGGCTACCACGTTGGAGGGGGTGCGTTGAGCCGGTGCCGATGTCACTTGGACATCTTGATCCTTCTCAAAGTAGTCTGGAAATCGCTGCCGCATAGAGGCATCGATCTTCTGATAGTACTCTTCGGTGTCAGGCTTCACGCCTTCTTCTCGAACAAGCGTTTCATGGATTCCGTAAGCCAGCGCAGTCATGGAACGATTCCCATTGGGACCGAACCACGGATTGTCCTTGGTCCATGAGAGAGCCTTGCTGCTCGGCTGAGGAGGCTGATAAACCTGCTGCTGCTGTTGCTGCTGTTGCTGAACCGGCTGCTGTGTCTGCTGGGGGCGACGGCCCTGAAGAACACGCTCGTGCTTCTCTGCCTCGCGGACATCGGTCTGCGCGTTGAGAAGTTTTTCCTGAGCATCGACGATCTTCTGGGAATCACCGGCTTCGTAGGCTTCCTTGTACAAGGACTTAGCCTGATCAAGGGACAGCGATGCACGGGCTTTGATCTGTGAGACCAAGGCACCTTCGCCGCGTTGGAGCAACGACTCATAGTGCTGGTTCTTAGCGGCTAACTGCTGTGCAAACTTGATAGCCTCTTCACGCATCTGCTCGGCGGCTTCCCGCTGACGATGCGCTTCGTGCTGTTCGTACTTGAGTTTGTTGATCCGCTTGCGGACCTTGTCGCTGTAATCCGACAACTCTTCGTCGTCTTCCTTCTCAGCCTGTTTAACCGGCTGCTTGGGGATGTCGTCAACGATGTCGAGTTCGATTTCAGGTTCCGGGGAAGATTTAACATCTTCCTTGTCGGGTATCTGCAACGGAGTTTCCACCCCGAAGAACTTGTCCTCTCGGGACATCTGCGATGTTTCTGCGCTCATACCTTGGCTACTCCACGCGGATCTTCAACGATGGCTTCGATGCTATCGTCGTTGATGAGTCGGAACTCTTTCCCATGGACCTTGAAGCGGGTTCCTGAGTAGGAGCGCATCATGATCCAGTCCCCTTCTTTACAGTAAGGGCCAGAAGGGAAACGATCAGTGGACTTGTAAGCGTCCGGTCCCATCGAGATGACGAAACCAACGATGCTCCCAATCTCTTCAGACTCAAGTGTCTGAGAAGCCTTGAGAATTCCACCTTCTGTTTTCTCTTCGGGGTTAGGTAGGGCAATGAGGATTTTGTACCCACTGGGCTTGGGTAACTGACTTGCGACCTTTTCGTCGTCTTTCTTGGACATCTTTAAAGCACCTTCCGGCGTTTGCGCCCCATGCGGGGTGGTTGCACTGTTTACACAGCGGAGTTGATAACTTGTTTAATCATCGTCAATTTGTTTCATGAGGTCAAGTATTTCTCTTTCAGCACGGGCGAGACCCTCGATGACCCCACAGCATTTCTTGTATTCCGAGAAGTCTACGCAGCCTCCCCCGGCGATGTGATCAGCGAGGTCGTTCATCTGCTGCCTGAGGGATTTTCTCAGGAATTCCGCGAGGTTATCGCTTGCGGCTTGCATTTGAATCTCTCATTTCCTGCTCACGCTGCTGGGCGGAAAGCATGTTTCTGGCGATTTCGACTCCCAACTTGGCACCATCGACCTTGTCCTTGGAGGCAATTTTCTTGCTCTGGAGTTCGTTCTGGGTGTTGGTTGTGGCGATCTGTACGCCAAGCCGCGCCCCTTCGATACGCTCTTGAGTCTTGATACGGCTCTGTTCGGTCTCCATCCGCATCTGGGCTTTCTGCATATCCGCTTGGATCTTTGCCATGTCGGACTGAGCCTTCTGCTGGATATCCTGTGTTTGGAGTTGAA